CATATAAATGTAGCCTCTCTATCAACGTCATTCACAGTAACTGTTAATTCATTGCTGCCACTTATGTGTTGTTGATTCCATGTATCATCGTCTGTGCCATATTTACTCACGCGTTTCCATCGAAAAGAAAAACGGTTATTCATAGAAATGTCCATCTTACTTACATTAGCAATTAATTTTGTTGCTATATTGCTGTTCTGGAATACTACACCATCCGTAGACTGTATTGTCATTACAAACGGTACTTCTGTAAAGTCAAACAATCGTTCTTTAACAAGTGTACTCAAACGCTGAACTTTATCAGAGATTGTGTCTGGATTTTCAACAACATTAGTAATGGTTACCTTTCCAACATTAGGCTGTGATAGCTGCTTTTTCAATTTAGCGATGCGAGCTTCAATCTGAATAGCTGGTTGATAGTCATTATCGACAATAGAGGCGCTATCACCAATGGATGTCCCCTCTGGTAGTAGAGTGATATCTACTTCATAAGTAGCCTCTGGATACGCTCTTTTCTTAAGTTGCAGCATAGTCTCCTTAAAGAGTTCTTCTTTAGTCTTAGCTTCACTCTGATACGTATCTACAATGTAGCCACCATCTCTTTCAACGTTATCATGACGGCTCCAGCGTTTGCCCTCCAAGATATCATGAAGAGTGTCTCCACCCACCCAATAGCGGCCATCATCGTATTTATACCCTTGCAGCGTTAATCCGTCTGCACCGTGAGCTCGTAGTGCTGTTGCAAGATGTTCAATACTTTCTTTTTTAGTAATCTTGCTTACGTTAATTCCATACTCTAGGCGGATTTTCTTATCTTCTCCAATATGCTTATGGAAGTTAACAAGTTTACGATGTACTTTGCCATGAACGAATTCATAGCTGAAGCTCAGCTCTACATCAAATGCTTTAGCAATCCTTCTCATACGTTTAACGGCAGTCTCGAAGCTTTCAACCTTAATGCTGCGCTTGCTGCTGTCAGGAACATCATTCACTCCGATTTCCCAGCCAGAATCAAGAGAGGCAGCAGCAAAGTACTCTTTGAGAGTTCTAGAAGTGCCATCTAGTGGCCATACTGTTTCACCAAGCAGGTCTAATCCACCATCTTCACAGTAGAATGTCTTGCTATCATTATCTTGCTCGATTGATACAATCTCGAAGCCTCGTGTCTGAGTTCCGTCTATAACGAATACATAACAGCCATTGATGATTTTCTCAAGTTCTGGATTGCCGTCCTTATCGACTGTAAACTCATAGGTTCCCACTCCAGTATCGAGATCTTGCTCAAACCAATCATCATAAGCAATCAAACCGCCAGCTAAGTCAAAGCTTAACTGGCAGAGTGTCTCATAACGTCTATTAGTAATTGTTATCATATCCACCGCTCCTTAAACGTAGCATCTACGACTGGAATTTTATTGTCATCGCCAAGAATAGCGACTTCCGTAATTCCAGGTTGGATAGAGAACACTTGACTTGCTGCATTGATGTACTTACGTTCACTGTTGATGGTAAGCTTATTTTCAGCGCTATCAAACACAACTAAGTCATTAGTGTTAATGACTGTTTCTCCATTCTCATAACCGTACTGCACTACCTTTCCACTTGGGTGGGCGAAAGATATCATCTTATACGCCTTTTCTGCAGTGAATTTGTAAATAGGATATACAGGAGCTGTTCCCTCATTGTTGAAGATTAGCTTGTTCGATTCTCTTCTTGCAGCCTTTTCAGTTTTCGAGATTGCAAAAGGATTGAAGCAGTGAATTTCAAATGAGCCTTCTGAATATCTGAATGTAATCAGATTGTAGTCAGTAGTTCCAGCCACGATGCCCTCATAATACACGTCTGGCTGATAGCCAAACTCAAAGCGGCTCAATCCAGGAACTAGCAGCGCACGTTGAAGAGCAATCTTGCTTTTCTCAATGCGATTACCTAATAGAGTGAATTTTACTTTAATCACTCGTTTTCCGAACCGTCTACGAATAAACCGCTCACCATCAGCGAGAGCATACTTCTTAGAAGTGGTGCTAATGCTTGGACTGAATCCAAAATCAATATTATTAATAATTAATAAATCGCCAAGCTCTTGGCCGTTAACCTTAAAGCTAAACATTAGCGCTCACCTCTCTTTCGTTGCTCTCTTCTATTGTGTTTTGTTTGCTCGTCTGTCACGTAAGGTGTAATTTGTTTCCCAATCACTTTACCGTCCAGTTCCACTGTAGTGTGAATTTCTATCACTTGGTTATCCGTTTCTGTATCGTATTTGTATTGTTCTGGCTTCCATGCGCTCATTTGAGCAGCTTGCTGCTTAGATAACTGAATTCCACCAGCTACAGCCACATTGCTGCCGATTTCAACATCATTGAACACTTGATTATCCAGATATTTATCAACTACCTCGTTAATATCTTCTGCGATAGCTTGAACAGTAGTCTTAACACCTTTGAATCCTAGCTGTAATCCTTCCTGTAAGCTGTCCATGATTGCATTTCCGTGTGGGATTAATAATCGTCTATCATAGCTGATTGGGCCTTTGTGTTCAGCAATCCAGTTAGCAATACCGCCAACAAAGTTTTTGACACCTTCGAATGCTGCTTTGATACCGCCTAGAAAGCCATCGATAATGGCTTTCCCTGCTGCCCATAAGTCGATTTTACCCAAGCTTGAAACAATGTTGCCGGCCATTTCTCCTATCTTGCCAAGGACTTTCGGAATCATTTGTACTAATCCTTTAATCAAGCTGGATATAATTTGAACACCAGCATTTAAAATCTGAGGTAAGTTGTTCCATATTGTAGTCACCAGATTAGTAATCATATTGATTCCTGTGTCCACTAAGACTGGGATTCTCTGGAGAATTCCGCTGATTAAGTTAGTAACAACTTCGAATCCAGCACTGATATATTGAGGCGCATTGCTGTAAATTGTTTGCAGCAATGATGAAATTAAGTCAATTCCAGCTTGTAATATGCCTGGAGCAGCTTGAATTAGTCCATCAATTAATTCGAATACAAAGTCTATTCCAGCTTGGAAGATTGATGGCCAGTTCTGCATAAATGATTCTACAAGTCCATTAACGATATCACTTGTAATATTCAGCAGTTCTGGGATTGCTGCTAGAGCGCTGTTGTAAATACCCATGATCATATCTTGCCCCATTTGTAGCAAGCCTGGCACTGAGTCCATGATTGAACCCAAGTTCTCTCCTATAGCTTCTTTGACCAAGTCAAAAGCTGATTTTAGAATGTCTGGCACACCTTTAACGATATTCCAGAGCATTGGCAAGAAGTTGTCTACAAGGAATGTCTTCGCAGTATCTACTAATGCTCTTAGAGATGGCCCTACATCCTCTCCAAGTGCCAAATTGCCGAGCAAGTTATGTGCTGCAGCCTTCATCGCGTTAAATGAACCAGTAAAAGTCGTTGAGGCTTCTTTTGCAGTAGTTCCTGTAATATCGAGATTCTCTTGAATCGCATGGATAGCTTGATACACATCATTCAGATTGTTGATGTCGTATTTAGTTCCAGTGAGCTTCTCTGCGTCTTTTAATAAGCGCTGCATTTCTTCTTTTGTACCACCGTAACCAAGTTTTAAGTTGTCCAACATGGTATAGTTTTGTTTAGCAAATCCTTGATAAGCCGTCTGGATGCTTTCCATTGAAGTACCCATCTTGTTTGAGTTATCGGCCATGTCAATCATCGCCATGTTGGCCACTTCTGCAGCTTTCGCAGTATCTCCACCTAATGATTGAAGCAAACTCGCACTAAATCCTGTAACGTTTTCCATATATGCGTTAGCAGATAATCCAGTACTTCTGTATGCTTCTTTTGCGTATCCTTTAACGATATCCGCACTACCTTTAAATAGTGTTTCAATACCACCTAATGATTGTTGCAAGGCAGCTCCTTCATTTAGTGCAGCAGATATACCACTCTTAATAGCCGCACCAATTCCAAGTGCTGCAGCGGCTTTCAATGCCGCACCCTTAAATCCGCTCATGAAGCTGGTTCCTGATTGCTCTCCAGAGCTTGCTGCTTCTGGTCCCATTGCTTTTTGAATCATGCCCTTAATTCCTTGCGCTGATGGGATAATTTGAACATAAGCAGCTCCTAATTCTGTTGCCATTAGTCATCCTCCTTTCTTAACAATTTCTCTCTTTCTTTTAAGAAGTCCTCGCTTGATTCAAATCCAATCAAGTCGCTTGTTTTAGCTTTAACTTGAGTGCTTGTTAACATAGCCACCATTGATTGAGGATAGTTGCGACCGTTCATTCCATCTTTAGTCTGCTGCCATATCAGCACGTTTAACTTGTCTTGAATTCCAGCGAGCAGCATAGTCTCAAACGGAACTTCGATATCATTCATCTTCATTCTGATTCTTGAATTTTCTCTCAAACCAAAAGAAAAAACGGCCACCATTTTTAATGGCAGCCGTCTGTAATCGTATATTTGATATGTTTCAGCAAGATCACAGATAAGCGCGTCTTCATCAGTCGCTACCATTTTAGCGAGGATTAAGATTTTTTTAATTCTTTATTTTCAAAAATAGTTTTCATAGTGTTCACAACATCATCTTTTGTCACGAGCCCATGCTCATTGCGCATGCTGTTTAAGAATGCTTTTGCTTCATCCTTAAATACAAACTCGACTAAATCTGGAAGATATAACACGCTCTTTTCTACCTTTGAAAGTGCCTCTAAAAAATCGTAACTCTCAAGTAATTCTTCAGCGATACTGTAATTGAATCCTGCTTCTGTTGTTCCTGTAATCATTTAATTACCCCTTCTTTGAAATATATTCGTAGTGAGTGAAACCTTCAGTATCTGGGAATGCAGATACAGTACTTTCATAACCGTGTGTGTTAGAGTCTGAGTATTCAATTTCACCCATCTCAGTCAATTTAGCAATAGGAATGACAACTCGTTTCAAGTAGCCACCTTTTAACACAGAATCGATAACCATTGCTTGCTCTTCAGCTTCATCTGAACCTACTTTAATTTTGATACCTGTTTCAAGAGATCCTTCAACATTTGACTTGCCATAAATGAATTTAAGAACATCAATGTTTAAAGCCTCGATAAATGTCATTTTGAATTTATCTGTCTTATCTTTTTGTGACGAATTAACAACAGCACCGCCCCATGCTTTGATGTCTTGAGTAGATGCTGTGTTTTCATTCTTAATTCCATCTTCTGAAATATATCCAAGATTTTTGAATGCTGCATCTAATTCAGATTTTGCATCTTCTGGTAATGCTGTTTTTAATGGCGCCACAAACACGGCACCTCCGACTTTAGGCTTTGCTGTCGTGACTTTGGTTACATCGTTTTTATTTTCTGCCATTACAATTCTCCTTCAATTAATAATGTTTGATATCAAATACTGCTTGATATCTATATTTTTTACTTTCCGTATCTGTGTATATGTAGTCGCTATTAAGCGATACACTAGATACATCATCTAGTTCGACTAACATCTCAACTGCCATCTTAACCGCTTCATTCAACTGTGCAGCCTTGTACAGCGTTAAATCATAACTCTGAAATGCAATAGTTGAAGACTTGAGATGCTCTCTCTTTCCGCCTCCAGTTTGTTCGATTAATACGAACTTATCTGGCATCTTAGCTGCGCGTTCCATGACTATTTTGCAGTCAAGCTTAGCAACTAAGAAGTTGCGAATCGTTTCAAGAATCATCATCTCACCGCCTTTAATAGAGTATTATTCTTTTTTGTGTCCTTGATTGCCTTCACGGTGGTAGCTTTAACACTCGCATTGGCACGAGTCTTCCCTGTGAAAGTAGATACTTCATATCCATCTCCAGCTCTCCCTTTGATTGCTTCGGCACGTTCTCTGAGCATTGCTTGTATCTCTTGTGAGCGCAACATATCTCGCACACCTTTACTACTAAGTTTAAACTTGAAATCACTCATATCTTTCCACCATCACCTTTTTGTGCCAACGAGTAGGAACTAGCTCCTCAATCCCTTCCTGGACAGGGCCAAATGAACGGAACTTCTTACCGAAGACCTCAATAGTCTTATCTTCCCATTCGTGAGTGTCTCCTTTAGGGATGCCCAGCAAATAGACTTCTTTCTTTCCTTCGAGCTGCACAGAGTTAATAACATCATCGGCACTAGCAGGAGCAACAAGGACATCCTCTACTTGAGCAGCCTGCTCTTCGAAGATGTCAGCTCCAAATCCATCGCTGCCAATCTTTACAGTTTGATATAGAGTGACTGTAATTCCTTTAATTTCCATAAGGCTCAATCACTCCAAATCTTTGAGTTGTTAGTTTCAATCGTTTCTTTTCTGACTCTTTAATAAAGATTCCGCCTCCTGGAATGAGATATGAACCACTTACAGAGTAACCCATTGCACTCTGTGCAAATTGAGTCATCGGTTCTTGATTCGTAGATGTCATTAATGCACGAGATACAACATCGACAGTCACGGACTTAACAACGTTCCTAAAGCTTTCACGCTCTAGAATCATATTGTCTAAGTCTCTGCCGTATTGATAAGCCTCTTCACGCAGCATGTCTGATACTGTGTCAAGAAGCGCTTTTGCTCGTTCTCTCTCAGTAGGCTGCAGATTTCTCCACATCTTCTGTAAATCGTCTAAAGTAGCAAATGAAGCCATTACTCATCATCCTTTGCTTCTTTCGTTTTAGTTGTTTTCTTCTTTGGCTCTTCGAATGGCTCCCATGAGCCAGACAGAGTGCTGTCTGACTCAATGATGACACCATTATCTTTATTGATATATTTCATATCGATGACCTACGCTTCTTCAACGCGTGCGAAGGCTGTTTCATCTAAGATGCCCCATCCAATGCTTGCTTTTGTACGCAAGCACACTTCGTTATGAGCTTTTAAGTCACGTCCTGCGCCGTCTGGATCACCATATTGAATTACTTCTAATGAGATTGCATCAGAATAACCCCATTTGAAGCTATTTGCAAAGTCACCGATGATTACATGGTCTTTCTTAGCAGAGTTGCTTCCTGTTGGAATCATGTTTTTTGTTGAATCAGCAGCCATGGTAGCGAATACCTCTGGGCATTGTCCAAATTTGAATTCTGGATATTGAGTTACACCATTTTCTTTAACTTTTGCCATAGCACTTGTTGCTTGAGGAGAAAAGATAATTCCGTTAACTACTCCGCCAGTTGCTGTGATTGTGTTCGCTGCAGCATCGATATTACCTTCAATAGAACCTTCTGCATAAGTTACAACGTTAGCAGTTACTTGACCATCAAATGAGTTAGTAGCTTTGAATGTTCCGTCCGTCATCGATTTAGGTTCTAAACCATGGATAGCTGCGATATCAATCGCTTCTGCAAGCTTTTTAGCAAAGCCTTCGTTAAATGCTTCTAAGAATGTAATTTGTTTTTCTTCACTCATTGTTAAGAATTTATCTGATACGCGAGCTTGATACATGATTTCATAAGGTCGAACTACTTTAGGCTCGATGGCTGCTTTGCCAGCTTTGACTTGCTCACCTTCACCAACAATTTGCGCATTACCGTCTAAGTTAAATACAAAGTATTCTTTTCCTTCTTGAGGCACTGGATCTTGTTTTGAAACTTTAGTTAACGCTGATTTCCCTTTTACTTTCGAGAACAATTCTTTTACTAATTGCGGTGGATATAATGTGCCTGCTTCTAATGCTGTTTTTTCTGTCATATTTATTTCCTCTTTTCTTTTTTTGTTTTTATTGATTTAATTGTCGCAGCACTTGTCGCACTGCTGCTGTTCTTGAATCAACTTCTGGCTCATTGGATTTCATTGGCGCGACTACTTGTTTTTGTTTAACAAATGCAGATAATCGTTCTGCATCGGCTTGCAAGCTCTCTTCATCGCTTCCTTGAAGTCGTTCGGCTAAGTCGTAAGGTAATCCATTACGAACAGCAATTTGAGCTTTAAGCTGTGCTGCTTTGTATCCGTCTGAGACTTTCTGCAGCTCCGCGAATTCTGCCTCTTTAGCGCTAATAAGGCCATCTTTCTCGATGAGCAGCTGATTATTTGCCTCGATTGTTGAAAGCAGTCCAACTCTTTCTTCTTCCAATTCCTTCACACGATTTTCAAGCTCTTCATTTTTGGCTTGTGCGCGTTTCACTCGCTCACTAACAATCTTGTTAAGCTCTTCTTGTGTAAATGTTGTATTTTCAGACATATAATGTCTCCTTTCCCTCATTTAACCTGTGAGTGCAGTAGATTTTTTTATTAAAAAAAGCCGCTATAAAAATAGCCGCTTTTAGTTTAATAACTGATTTTTTGAACGCGCTTAGGCTTAGCCGTAGCGCAGGCCCAGTGTGATAATAGCGCACTGTCCATTAAGCTGATATCGACATCATCAAAATGTGAACGATATCCAAAGCCACCATTCGAGCCGATATTTCTCTTGTCGCAGTTTGTTACTACTTTAGAAAGCGATGGCTGCCCAGAGTGGCAAATTGTTTTCTGATATATGCCTTGCTCCCATAGAGCATTAGCTACGATTATCTCTTTAACCGTTGGCAGCACGACATTTTTTATCCCATACTCTCTTAATTCGTCATATAGCACCTTTTGTCCAGAAGCGCCATCGATAGCAACTTGAGCAACGTTTGCTTTTTTAAGAAATGACACAATCCAGTCATTACCATTTCGAACAGATTGGCAATCAACAGCCTCAACGAATATATCTCCATAATCTGTCTTAACAGAGATACTTAATGAAACGTTCGTACCATCTTGACCATACTTAATCCCAGCGAATAGCTGCCCTTTAAATTTAGGCATTTCTTCAATTCTCAACTCTTCCCATTCTGTCTCTGAGATAGCTGATTTCTGGTTATATTTAGGCCAATAGCCAAGCCTCTGGATGTTTAGATCCAGCTTATCCTCACCAAGCTCTGCTTCGATTTTTCGTTCTGTCAAGTGATATCCTAAAGATGGATTCGTTTTATACCATTCTTCTTTATCTGTAATATCCTTCTCTTCTGGAACTGACCACTCCGCCCATCCAGAATACTTAGCTCTACCAAACAGGCATGCTTCCCTAAATTTAGAGAAAACAGTTCCACTGGAGACTGGTGTTGGAGGTGTTCCACATAGAATAGTGATAGGATTATCACTATCTGTGACTGTATATTTCAGAGCTGATTCTTGCTCTGTGGTGTATTCTTGAGCTTCATCAATAATTAAGATATCAAACCCCTCACCGAGACCACCATTCGAGGTTCTCGTTCTGAACTGGATTACTCCTTCAGTAGAGTACAGCTCGATACGTTCTTGACCTTTAGCTCTAATCGAATTAAATTCTTCTCCATCCACATATCCCATTTTTTCCAAGTATTTTTTCATCTTTTCGAATGATGAATGCGATGTACTGATTCTGTGTGCTGTATGCAAGATGTTCAATCCTTTATGCAGCGCCCACAATTCTACGATGTAGAGAATCTCTGACTTTCCGTTCCGACGTGGGATTGAATATCCGAATTTTTGATGTGCCCACAATCCTTTTTTATCCAGAGCCATTACAGGCTCTAACAACTTCTTTTGCCATGTGTAGCATGACAGTCCTGTCTTCTCGTATATCTCAATGGCTTCTTTAGCTAGAGAACGCTTTTTGACAAATGGCAAGAGGACAGCTTGTGTAGGAATTTGATTCCCATATTTCTTCCTAGCCACTCAATCATCCTTTCTATTTTCCAGCCTTTTTAGCAGCTTTGTCTTTTAATTCAAGGTATGCTGCGCTCTTTTGATTTTTTTGATTTACAAAATCTTGTAATGAGATGTTATTCATTGCTGCTCGCCCAAGCTTCTTAACCATGGCTTGATATTCTCTTCTGTCTTCGGATGCTAGATTATCTGCCACATCACTCTCACGCTGCTTATTAAATGCAGCACGCGTATTAACCTCATTACTCCACTTCTTAGACCAGGCATTCTGCTTCTTGCCATCGCCTGGATGATAATCAATAGTGCATGTACATCTATCGTGCCGTCTGAACACATCTCTACTCACACCAGGATAGTGATACACACCCGCTATTCTGTCGCACCATTCGCAACAGTTACCATCCGTGCTGCGGATGATTTTCGGCTGCAGTCCAGCATTGTAATGAAAGTCAGCATTAATTTGAATATGCTTATCTACTACATTTTTGCTAAAATTCACTACTGGTTCGCCTAGAATCCATGAAACATCATCAAATGTATTCTCATAAGCTATGCGATTGATTAAGCTGTCTATTCTCGCTTGATTTATAGGCGCTTGAATCGACTTCAATCCAATTCCAGCTTCTTTGTTAAGCGTTTCTTGCACTCTCATAGCATAAGAACTAACCATCTTGTGGTTAGTTCCTAGTACATCGTTTAAGATACGCTCTGCAATGTTGTAATACATTTTTCCATCTGGTAGAACAGCACTGCTAATGTTCTGCTGTAGAGCCTCTGAGATTAGCCTTCCGAGCGATACGGCAAATTCATGCGCATCGATGAAGTTAGCTTTGCCATTTGTTAATAGAAGCAGCAATCTTTTTAATTCTGGATTATTCTCAGCAGCTGCAAAGAAATCTTTTTGAATTTTTTCAAGCAAATCTGGAACAATATCATCCATTCATATCAGCTCCTTTCACATTTATTGCTAACACATCATTATTCAGCAGTTTTATCTTCAATTTTAGTTTTATTCAACATTTCTGTTGCTTCTTCCTCGCTCATTCCTGTTGACGTAAGTAGCGTGATTCCATTTTCCTTAGAAAGTACACCTTTCTGGTAATTACTGAGCAGTGAAGTTATCTCATAAGTTGAGATAATTCTATTTTTCTGTTTATCAGCTCCATTATCACTAACTGACGTTTTTGGCTCTATTACCTCTTGTGCAGGTTTAGCATCCATATTTCCTTTAATTCCGCTCAAATCGTAGATAATATCTGGAGTCAAGAAGTTAGGCATTGCTTGATTAAATTTAGAAACGGCATCACCTAACAGAGATAGTGCCGACACATCCGCTTCAAACAACGGTTCCCACTTAAGTACTGTATTAGAGAATTCTTTTCTTAAATAGCGTACTTCATCGCGTAGACATACAGATACATACGCTACATTAAGAAGTCCAGAGCCTAGAGATCGCTGCGCAGCCTTTCCTGCGAGTCTTAAGTTCTCATGGCTTGCCTTGATAGCTTCAACGCTTGACGGATTATCTGACACAAAGCCTAAATCATCAAGTGTTAATCCAGTTTCACCAGCGAAGCCAGCAGCAGCCATCTTGAGCTGCTCAACAAATGGAGTCATGCTTGCTGCAGTGAACTGCCCTACAGTAGGCTTATCTCTATCATCGTCTTTAGTAAACATGATGAAGCTTGAGATAGTGGCTTTCCAGCTTTCCATTGGCTGCGCATCCTGGCTAACTCCAAGAACGTACTTTTGAGGGAATGAATAGAACTCAGCAGTTACCTCTGAGCGCTCAATAGTGCGCTGTGCTGTTTTCTGATAATCAATCCCAGAGCGAGTGATACGCGAACGCCCAAACGGCCTAGAGGCATCTGGCCTGTGAATAACTGGCACCAGCAATGGAATTCCAGTAGGATTTTCAATCGTGTACGGCTCTTCATTGATTGGATAGAAAATTGTTTCTTCTGGAGTGAAATACGCTTCTAATGTAGGAGTGTTGTTTTCTCCTCTCTTTAGCACTGCATAACCTTCTGTTAGCAAGTTAGTGATTGGATCTAGAACACCAGTCGCATTACTTGCCTCGATGACTTGCAAGCGTGGCATTCCCTCTTCATCTTTTGATACATAAATGAAGCAGCATGAACCAATCAACGCGGATAGGATTGCTGAATCAAAGAAGATATCTGGATTGTTAAAACGAAATATTTCATTAGCGTTAAAATTGTCGTTTGCAAATTCTCTGAACACTAATCTATCAGCTAGGCTGTCTACTGCTTTTGTAGTCCAGCCAAGTACTGTCTTGTATTTATCTCTAATCTGTGCTGGAATCGTAATTCCATCCGAATTATCAAGTTTCTGCATTGAATAGTAGTCATATCGCATTAATACTCTGCTGCGGTATAGATTCAGCTTGTTCTGCAGATATGCTTTGCCTTTTAGTTCCATTTCTTTCTCCTTTTCGTGTTTTTGGCGCGAGAAAATATGTACAGTGACTGCGTGAAGGTCACGAGAGTTGCAGGGTAGGTACCCTCCCCCCTCTAGTCTGGAACGTAATTTGTCCAATCTTTAGTTTGTGGCAAATTTCGGTTCCCTACGGTTTGTTTGATTTCTCGTGCTTGATTGAATAATTTATCTGATTTCTCTCTATTACATGTCCAGTGAGCGAGCTGCAGGTTGGCTATGTCACTTGGATGTCCTCCCTTGTTTATTGGAATGACGTGATCAATCACTGGTGATAGTGGATGTGGATGCTTCAATCTTGTATCGACAGGTTTTCCGCAGATTCCACAGATATTCTGAGTCTTCAGTATTATCTTCTTGTTCTTCTCGAATGCGACTCGATGGGGGCCAATTCTATCTGGGCGGGCCATTTCAACTGCCTCCTCCTTTCGTTTGAGGGGTGGGGGTATTTTTTTTATTGATTAAACATTAAAAAAGCCACTATCAGAGCGTGTCTGTGCATATAGCTAGTGGCAGTTTGGCATCTTATTTTAGGACTCTTTGAAGTCTCTTTGAATTTATCATATCTTATATTGTGTTAAATTCGAGCAACGCTCAAACTCATTGATTTAATAATGTTTTTTAAACTTTCTCTTTTTGAATTTACATTTTCTCATTATGTTAAATTGAACATCGTTATAAGTAGAAATCGTCCATCGATTTATCCTGCTGGTCTTGTTGAATTCCAATGTATCGAAGTGTAATGTCTGGGCTTGCATGGTTAAATAGCACCATCAACATCGCCACATCTTTGTTATTCTTATAATGATGGTAGCCAAATGTTTTCCGCATTGTGTGCGTTCCAACGTTCTCAATTCCGATATCTTCCGCTGCTGCTTTTAGAATGTAGTAAGCTGCTTCTCTTGTAATCGGCTTGTTCTTTCCTTTACGACTCTTGAACAGATAATCTTGAGGATTCATGCTGCCGATGTACTCTTGTACTTCTCTTCTTAGAGAGCGATTCATTTTCCGCTTTAATATCTTTCCTGTCTTCATCTCTCTAATGTTTACGTACTGGCCCTGCACATCCTTTACTTTTAACTTAATGATGTCGCTTATTCTTAATCCTAGGTTAATTCCGAACATGAACAGCATATAGTTTCGCTCGTTCCATTCCTTCAGATAATCTTTCATCGCTTGTACATCGTCTGGATCGCGAATCGGTTCCACATAATTCATGCTGCTTATCCTTTCCAAAAACTAAAGAGCGTACCTTGCAGCACGCTCTTTTGACAGTATTATATTGGTTTATTAGGGGAATTGCCGCGAGTGGACTCGAACCACTCTCATAATTCCTATGCGGCACTTGCCAGCAGTCGTCCATGCTGCCAACGTGTATACACCTTTTCCAGGACTGGCTTTGATGTAGCTGTTTCCGCAGCTTCATCTTTGTTTCCCTACTTTTTCTATATTAACATTATAACTTGTTTCTCTTTGTTTAAACTTTCAAATTACTTTCAAAGTTCTCCCAAGAAATCAAATAAATCTTTGACACTCTTTCCTTTTTCATACTTTAAGAATGAGCCTCCATCGTAATAATGGGCAAACTCTATCTTGGCTTTATCAAGCAGCCTATAGAATTCAGTCGAAGAGTAATCCAAGTCTATGTAGATAGCAATGTCACTCACATTACTCTTTACATACTTCTCAATTAGAACTTGCCGATAAAACGGATCACGTATTTTATTAATGGCTTGCTCTATCTTATCCATGTAACTTCTTGCTGTCTCTTGTCTTACGATGTGTTCTTCAATCGGATTGCGCACAGTTCCTGTATAGCTTCTAGGCTCAAATGAGAATGTTGCTGTAATCTTGCTTACATAGTTATCTCCAGCAATCTTCTTGAGAGTCTTGTAATGTTCTAATACTTCCGTTATTCCTTCAATCGTGGCCTTAGTGTCTAGCTTCATCTAACTCCTCCCTTGTTAAAACGGTAAGTCATCCTCGCTGAATTCGATTGGTTCAGCTTCATTGCTATTGAACACTGGCTGACTGCTTCTTGCTTCCACAACTTTTTTAGTCTCTAATAGTGAGAAGCCTTCCGCTAATACTTCTGTGATGTAGACAGGCTTTCCGTCCTTATCATAGCTGCGTGTTTGAATTCTTCCCTCAACTCCTACAAGAGAGCCTTTGTCTGTGAATTTGACGAAGTTTTCTGCAGCTGTTCGCCACATTAAACAATTAATAAAGTCTGCTTCATACTCTCCGCTTTTATTCTTGAAATTCCGCTGCACTGCAACGCTGAACTGCGTATATTTAGTGCCGTTCGCTGTGAATTTTAGTTCTGGCTTCTTAGTAAGTCTGCCAACAACTACTACATGATTAATCATTATCTTTCCCCTCCAATAGATATTTCTCGTGTGCTTTCAAATCGCCTTTAAGAATACGAGTCACTCGATTAAATTCTTTGATTGCTTGAGACTTCATAGGCTTAATGCCTTCTCTTCGAGCCTCGTCTGTTTCTGGGATGTAATATCCTGTTCTTCCGTTCCTATCTCCGATAATTACAATTCCATATCGATTTACTAATGTGTCGATAATCTTCTTCACTCGTCTCTCTGATAATTTAGTGATGTTTGAGATGTCCACTCTGTTAATTCTTCTAGTGTCACTGTTTGGAATCAATCTCAACACCATTCTTTCCTCTGCTCCCATTCGTTCCATTAGCAGCTCTCCTTCAATTCTTCTAATCTGTCTACATTGAATCCAGACCAGGCATTTTCGAAGTATTCATCTAATGCCACTACTGGAAGCTGCTGGAAGCCATTTAATTTAATTTCTTCTAGCTTCTCTGGGTGTTCAGATACATCCACTGACTCGAATTGAATTTTATTTCGATTTAGCCACATTTTTGTCATCTCACACTGGATGCAGTTTGGTTTAGAATAAACTGTTAACATCGAAGTCCTCCTTATCGACAGATAAGCCTATCAAACTGTTGAAGTCAAAAATCGCCCTTTTCTTCTTCCCATCAGACGCACTTACATAATTAAATGTAATAAGGCTCGTCACATATGATTCTTTTTCTAAATTAGTCACGTTTTCAAATCTTAATGTTTTTCCATTTTCTAAAAATAAAGTTAGTTCCATTGTTACTCATCCTTCTCTAAATCTTCACCGTCGATTAATTCTATCGATTTTTCAACCATATCTCTTATATCCCAAATTACAGATTCACCTTTATATCTAACAATGATATTCATACCGTTTATACTTCTACTAATTTCAATTTTTTCACCGTTTTCTTCGTAAGTTGCTGTTCCGATTAGCTCTCTCATAATTAACTGGTTCTTATCTAATATTCTTGGTTTAATCA